TAAGATTAAGATTAAGATATTGGTACATACAGTTCAATGAATTTAAGCAACAATATTGTATTATAAATAATTAGAAAATAGGAAACAATAATGGGATATATTACAAGACCCGTTTATCAATTTGATGACGAAACAAGTACAGGCATCGATTCAATTCCATTGAATGAGTTGGTGCTTGTAGAAAGTTTGAATGGTTCTCCAACGATGTTTTATTACAACAACTCGACTAACGTAACTGAGACGTCGACTATTGGCGAAATTATCGGCGATCAAAAACGAGTTCTAGCTGGTGAAACAATCGTAAGCATTGATGCTGATCATGATGCAAGAGATGGTGATTCAATTTTCGCCGATGCTACATCTGGTGCTATCACTATTACTCTGCCTGCTAATCCAGCTGTTGGTGTACGTGTAAGAGTATACGACGCGGCTAGTTCATTCACAGCAAATAACGTCACAATTGCTAGAAATGGCGAAACAATTATGGGTATCGATGATGACATTCTTTTAGATGTCGATGATCAATCTATTGAATTAATCTACGCAAATAGCGATTGGAAGGTGTATAATGTCTAGAAGATTACGTGAATTTATCAAAACAGAAGACGAAAATCTTTACAAACAAAATGGTGGTGGCATAGTAATTATTGACATAAATGTTTCAAACTACTACAAAGTCACGCTTGATCAAAATTTAACAGTTACCTTTGTTCCTGGGACGCCGAATCAAATTAACGATTATGTTATTGAACTTGTTAATGCAGGCTCTTACGCTATTACATGGGATACACCAACTCAGATTAAATGGGTTCAAGTTGACGGAACAATGCAGAATGCTCCTAACACTTCTTTTAATAGTGATGGAACAAGTGATTTCGTTTTACTATTCGAATCAGATGGAAATCTATACGGGAAGGTGCTTAGATAATGAATGCAAAAATGTGGGCAATGTTTTATAAACTTGATGCCATAACTCGTGAAACATCTGCAACTACAAGCAGAACGTCAACGTGGTCAACTTCTTGGGAAACAATAGAGTCGCAAGTTAGCACATTCACTGACACTTCTTGGACTTCCCAGTGGAGTACTTCTGTGCCTACATCAAGAACAACTAGTTGGACGTCTATTATTAATTATAATCAGACAACGAGCACACCCACATCTAGAACAACCAATTATAATTCAAGTTATACGACTTCATGGACGACATCACAAACTACAAACACGTATGTTGTAAATGGCACAAACTTCTATGTTTCTAAACCGTATAGTGATGCTAGAGCGAATCTGGTTTGGGACACTTATATTACTTATCTTCGTAGATACCCAGACCTTAATGGATGGTATTATTGGTACAACGTTGCGCCAGAAGAAGGCTCAACTCTAGTTCAAGCAATAAAAAATGCGGCAGATCAGGATCTAGCCAGTTCAGGACAATCAACATTGCAGCTTTATTATAACAGTGCATACTGTGGGTCTACTGCAAATACATTTTTCGGATTGAGCTCAAAGTCTATTGACGGTGGCGCTTATCAACCATATTGTAGTATTACAACGTCATACAGCGCGTCTAGAACGACATCCGTTAATACGAGTTACACCACGAATTGGACGTCAACATATATGACATATTGGACTAGTGAATTCCCAATGAGTAGAACAACATCTTATGATAGTGTTTCAACGCTAACTACAGATAAAACAAGTACGACGACTAATATTATAAACAATTATATTACTACATCGCAATCAACTTCTAACGCAACTGATTGGATAAGTTATTGGAATACGGTCTGGGCAACGTCATAAAAAAAATTTAAAAGAAGGAGAGAAGAATGAAATTTGCTGAAAGAAGAATACAAGATAACGACAAGGCCTTACCAACGAAACGTTCGCAAGAACGTTTAAAATGGGCAAAAGAAATAGAAGAAACTGTGAGAGATCTTGCTCCGTTCCCAATCACATATGATGTAGATGCGAAACAAGATATTAATTTCTCTGAGTTTGCATATACAGAATTTATGAATGGTCTGTATCTAAAAACGCAAAACATTGAAATTAATGCGCGAGTAATGGATTTTGCTTATAAAGAGCCCGCCGAAAAAGATCTTGTTAAAGAACTGGAATCAATTGAAGATAAGTACGTTCAAGTTATTCCTGATATTGATATGAAAATGCCTGAGCACGTAGTATTCTTTGTTGGTCACAATATGTTCGATATGGTTGACAGAGATAAAGTCGCAAGAGCGGCATATGAAAATGATGGAAATTTTGCAATTAAATTGCATCCTTTAACTAACGATGAATATGCTGGTAAGTTAGCGAAAGTGGTTGGTTGGAATCACATTTTACCTCAGCAAGTATCTGCTGACTGGGTATTGAGAAACGGAAAGATCATTTACATTACATCTGCAACTGAGATGGCTACAAAGGCAGTCATACATGATAAGGAAATCGTAAATGTGAGTGCGTTTGGTGCAGAAGCAAGTGGGTGCTATTACGCTCTAAATAGAGTATATTTTGAAGCAGAAAAATATGGAATTACGAAACGTGAAGCTTTAAACAATATGCTAAACTGTAAATATTCAGGATTAATCCTTCCATTTATGGATGATGTTGAAGAAAGAATTAAAGCGTTTTACGATAAATCTCTTGAATTACGTGAAATTTATAAACCTATTTCACTTAAACTTACGAGAAACGTTAAACAATAATAATAATTAGGAGTTAAAAAATGTTATACGGTAAACTTAATGAAGATGGTACGGTAAATCCGAATCTCATAACAGAGACAGAACTTCGAGATTTGCATGCGCCGAATGTAACTTTGCCAGCTATGTTAAGTGCCGATGCGCTTGAGCCTCTTGGCTGGGTTATGGTGCCGCCCTATGAAGGTATTATAGAGCAGCATCATGATAAAAGACCCGTTTGGTCTGTAACAAAAGACGAAGAAACTAACACATATAAACGTAGCTATGTTTACGAAAATTACGATGAGGAAACTGCTAAAGCTCGTTTCGAACGTAAACTTTCTGAAAACAGACAAAAGCGCGATTTACTACTATTCCAATCTGATTGGACGCAAGTAAATGATGCACCTTTAACTGAAGAGCAAAAGACGGCATGGGCTGAATACCGCCAAGCGTTAAGAGACATCACTGCTGTTGCTGACCCATATCATGCGCAGTGGCCACAAAAACCATAAGGATAATTAAAGATGGCGCAATACAAAACTAGAACTGGAAAAATGAGCCAAAGGAATGACGACGTCTTTGAAGTCGTCATGCTCGCGGATCAATACGGAAAAATAACAAACACTACGCGAAGATATAGTTCTGATGCTTGGGGTAGGCCTAAGGCGGTTTTAGACGAATCATTATTCTCTTCTACTTGGACATTTGGCATATCTGAAAGAATTTGGGAAGAATGGGCATATACTGAAGGTTCTGGATGGGCGCCACAAGTTGGATTCACAAATGCTGCATCAGAAGATCATATGCTTACAGTTAAAAGCACTACTGTCCAAGGTGGTGGGTGCACAATTGCTTCAAAAGTGCATCCTAAGTATCAACCAAACAGAGGACACTTATATAGTACTGCGTTAATTCATCCAAACGCAACTGATGTTGGTTTAACAAGATTTGGGTTAGGTTCACCTCAGGATGCATGTGCATTTGAAATTGAAGGTGACGGTGCAGATTGGGACATATTTGCGTTTAGAAGATATTCAGGTGTAACGGCAAATAGAGTATCAGTTAAAGATAAAATTCTTGAAATTTTCCCGGATTTTGATCCTGCAAAGGGTCACGTTTTTGATATTCAATTCCAATGGCGCGGTGTTGGCAATTATTATTATTTCGTTGATTTAGAATTAGTGTATACTGAAGAAGTTCTTGGAAGTAGAACAGAACTGTCAATGTCAGATCCTGCTCTTCAGGCGTTCTTTAGCACTTATTGTACCCAAGAAGGTGTTGAACGAATTGCTAAATTCGGGTGTGTCGATGTAACATCTGAAGGAGGAAACGGTCATAATAAACAATTTGGTTCTATTAACAGTGGCGATGCTCTATTATCAACAGGCAACCAAATCAGTACCGCTATGGTAGCATTACGTGTACCAAGATACATTAACTACGAGGGAGATCCTACTCATATTAACTCTCGTGGTGCAGTTATGGACATGTTAAATACGTTTTGCGATAAGGCATATCAAACAAAAGTTTGGTATTTTAGAGATACGACTGGAACAAATCTCGAAGGCTTAACTTGGACTACAAATCCAGATTCCGATTTAGGAATGTTAACTGGTGGGATATCTTCTGATTTAGATATTGCATTCCAAGCCGACAAACCGAATGGTACGGTTATTCTTTCCGAGTTTGCGCAGTCTGGCGCTAAAACATCAATTAAAAATAATTCAACCAGTGCGGTCTTTGAGTTGACGCCTGGAGACATTATAGTATTCTCAGTAAAAAGTACTTCGGGTAATGCTGCTTGTACTGCATACTATTCTGAAGAAGTCTAAAATTCTTTAATTTTTTAACCTTCCTTTTGGTATAATACTCTTATATCAATTGGAAGGATTAAAAATGATCTACGAAATAATCAAAGAATTAAATTCCGATAATGGGTCAAACTATAAAATTGAAGTTCTAAAAAAACATAAAGATAACAAACTCTTCAAAGATGTGCTTGAAATGACATACGATCGTGTAAAGTACACTTACGGCGTAACAAATGCGCAAATTGAAAAATTTACCCCAGAAGATATCGATTTGCCTCTCAATTTAGAATTTGCGCTGGCTTCTTTAAAAAGTAATCTTTGCACTCGTAAATACACTGGCCACGCGGCACTTCAGCTTGCTGCTAATCTTCGTCACAATTTATCGAACCATGGCGACAAAATCGTTTTCGATCTAATCATTAATCGTGATCTTAAAGCAAATATTGGCAAAACAATAATCAATAAGGTGTTTAAGGGACTAATAACAAAGCCAGTGTACATGCGATGCGACACATATAATCAAAAAACAGCTAAAAATATTTCTTATCCTGCTCTAGTGCAATTAAAGGCCGATGGAACATATCGTGAGTTTACTGTAGAAAACGGAAATGTAACTGCTAGATCAAGAAGTGGAGAAGAGTATGAGTATCCAATTCTATTCAACGCATTGAAGTTCTACCCAGATGGAGTTTATGTTGGCGAACTAACTGTTCGCGGTCACAAAGATCGTGCTAAAGGTAATGGTTTAATAAATAGTGATAATCCACCCCATGACGACATTATGCTCGATCTATGGGATATGATTTCATTAGAAGAATATGCCAAAGCCGCGAAAAAGGACAAGAAAGATCCATGTACAACACCTTACATGGAGCGTTGGACAGAATTAAATACTGTTGAATTTAATTTGCCGCATAAGAATATTCGCATCATTGAAGCATTTGTAGTCGAAAATCTTCAAGAAGCGCTAGAAGCAACTTCTAACTGGATGAACAGTGGATACGAAGGCGCAATATTAAAAGATACTAGCGGGGTATTCAAAGATGGGACAAGTAAACAACAGCTTAAGCTTAAATTGGAAATCTCTGCTGAGATGCGATGCACTGGATTCCAAGAAGGCACAAAGGGAACTAAGCGCGAAGGAAAGGTCGGAAGTATTATATTCTCAAATGATGAAGGTACAATCAAAGGTAAATGTTCCGGATTCACTGATAAAGAGTTGGACTTCTTCACTGAGAAACAGGATGAACTCATTGGAAAAATAATGGAAGTTCAGTTTAATGACTTAACTAAAGCCGAACATAACGATTTCTATGCTCTATCACATCCGAGATTTATTGAGTGGAGAGACGACAAAAACGAAACTGATACCTTAGAAAAGGTGTTCAAGCTACGTGAAATGGCGATGGAGCTGTCTTAATGAACTATCAAAAGCTTTCTAAGGATCTTTTTGAAGAACACCGAGAACTAATAAGACTAAGAGCTTATCTTAATGCAAAAGAAAACAAAATTCTCAACCTTAGAAAAAAAGTTGAAAAAAAGTTGAAAAAAGTTAAAAAAAACGGTTTACTTTCTGTTGAAGTCGGGGTAGAATAGATCTATCAAATCAAACAAGGTAAGGAATAAACCTATGATGAATGTTAAAGCTGGTGACCTGATTAAGTCTTACGATTTCTCTGCTGAGCTGCAGCCAGGATGCTACATGGTAGGATTGGTTGAGTCTGCTGTAGATGGTGTCATCTCTTGCAAGATGATCAAATCTTTCTTTGCTGGTGAAGAATATGTTCACCCACACAAAGAAGGCGGTTTTAAGACTCTTGTCCAGGGTATGGGTTTCTTTGATGATGAAAGCACTCGTATCGAAATGATTGCAACTGCTGAAGAAATTGAAATGGTTAAAGCACACTACGCTGAAGAGGTAATGCACTAATGACTATTAAGTTTAAAGCTAAACACGGAAACCTTTGGATCAAAGCAAAGCTCATTGAAATAGTAGTAGGTGGTCAATATTTGATTGAGTGCATGGGGCAAGAGTTAGTCGTTGAACCAGAACAAGTTGTATTTTCATAATAGATAGACATGACTAATTGTGAAAAAATTCAAAATAAATGAAAAAAACTGTTTACTTCTCTTTTTTAACTAGGTATAATAGTACTATCAAATCAACAAATGGAGAAACACCATGAAATTAGGTACTCAAACCGGCTCACTGTTCAACCACATCATGTCTAACGGCACTATCAAAGATATTGTTCCTGGTGAAACTGGAGCAACTTATCTTTCATGGACTGATCGTTACGCTGCTACAGTAAAAGAAGTTTTTAAGAAAGGTAAGTATGATTACATCGTTATTCAACAGGACATTGCTACTCGTGTTGATGATGGCGGTATGACTGATTCACAATCTTACGAATACACTAGTAACCCTGAAGGTCGTACTTGGTTATTCCGAGTAACTGACAAAGGATTTGAACAGGTTTACAAAGATAGTCAAACAGGCCGATTCAAGAAAATGAATGTTGGTGGATTGGTTGTTGGAAAACGTAGAGAGTACTACGACTTTTCATTCTAATAAATTATAAATAAAATAAATGCTCAATTGAGGAATTGGGCATTTTTGTGTTGTTCGATTAGTTTTTCGAATTACACTGTTTTTAATTAAATTATAGTTATAATAATATTAAATCATGAAGGAGACAATTTAATATGATGCCGAAGGAAATTCACTTTTCTGATGACGCAAGGGCTAAACTTTACGAAGGCGTAAAAAAGCTTGCAGATGCAGTTAAAGTAACAATGGGACCACGTGGCCGTCACGTCTTGCTAGAAGATGACAGGCATAATGTTCCGCCACACATTACAAAGGATGGTGTTTCAGTTGCTAAAACAATCCTATTGGGCGATCATGTTGAAGACATGGGTGCTCAACTTATCAAAGACGTCGCTTCTCGTACTGCTGACGAAGCAGGTGATGGTACAACTACAGCAACAGTATTAGCGCATGCTATTTTCAAAGAAGGCCTACGCAATGTAACTGCTGGAGCAAATCCAGTTGAACTCAAACGCGGTATGGATAAAGCATGCGCAGCAATCGTTAAAGAACTTGAAAACGTTTCTATTCGTATTGACAATAAAGAACAAATTAAACAAGTCGCTACTATTTCCGCTAACTCAGACGACATTATTGGATCGCTTATCGCTGATGCAATGGATGCTGTCGGTAAAGACGGTGTAATCACTGTTGAAGAAGCTAAAGGCATTGACGATGAACTCGAAGTTGTGGAAGGTCTGCAATTTGATAGAGGGTTCTTGTCGCCATATTTTGTAACTGACAATACAAAAATGGAAGCAGTTTTAGAAAAACCGTATATCCTATTATCAGACGGTCGTTTAACATCTCTTAAGGATATTGTACAAGTTCTTGAACAGTGTCAGCAAAGTAATCGCCCACTCCTAATTATTACTGAGGATGTTGATGCAGATACTCTTTCTACGTTAGTTGTTAATAAACTACGTGGAACTATTCAAGTTGCGGCCGTTAAAGCTCCCGGCATTGGAACTGACCGTATTAAGCAGTTGGAAGACATTGGCGTTATTACTAATGGTACTGTCGTTTCTGAAAAAATCGGTAATATGTACAAAGATTTGACTATCGATAAACTTGGTACTTGTGATAAAGTTATTGTCGGTAAAAAATCAACAACAATTATCGGTGGAAGTGGTTCAAAAGAGTCAATCGATGCACGTCTAGCTGAATTGAAGGCTGAACAAGAACAACAAAATGAATACATGAAAGAACACCTTCAAACACGTATTGCTAAAATGACTGGTGGTGTCGCTATTCTTAAAGTCGGTGCAGCTTCTGAAACTGAAATGAAAGAGAAGAAGGATCGTGTTGACGACGCATTGGCAGCAACTAAAGCAGCAGTGCAAGAGGGTATTGTTACCGGCGGTGGTTCAGCATTGGTTAAAGCATGTGCTAAAATTGATGTAGACCTCAAAGGTGATCAAGCAATCGGTGTTGATATTATAAAGCGTGCGGTTTCTGCGCCAATGAAACAAATTGCAGAAAATGCTGGTTTTGACACTGGCGTAGTTTATCAGACAACTCTTAACTCTGACGCTAATGTTGGTTTTAATGCAGCATCCGGCGAATATGTTGATTTGATTGAGGCAGGCATTATTGACCCGACAAAGGTTGAACGAGTGGCTCTTCAACAGGCTGTTTCGATAGCATCATTGCTATTGACGACTGAAGCAACTATTACACACGAACCGCCTAAAGAGTTTAAATAATGTTTGATGAGACTCAAGCCAAAATTTCTATTGTTCTTGCAACGATAAAGGACTATGAGTCTCACCTTAACCGTAACTTGCCGGAAGATGTTCTTTGCATGATTAGGAATAAACTTGATAATGAAAAAGAAATCCTTCGGCAGCTCAAAATTAAACATCCAGAATATTTTATTTAGAAGGAAAAACATATGTCAACGCAAAGAGTTTACATTAATGGTTCAGAATTTCAACCAAAGAATAATTATGTATTAGTTAATCCAGTTGAACTAAAGTCAGAAGAAGTTACTGAAACTGGACTTGTTCTTGGGATTAACGAAAACAAAAGTGTAATCAACCGCCCAACTATGGGAGATGTAATAGCAATTGGTAAAGATATTGAAGATATCGCGGAAGGTGAAACTGTCTTCTGGCCAAACACAGATGGAATCGATTTTGAATTTAACGATGGCATTAAAGTTCTACTTAAATACGAAAGTATTATCGGTTCAAAGAAATAGATAAATAAATCTATGGATTTTACAGAAAAAGCAAATTCCCTAGCGGAAAAAATGAATAGCATAACTAAACAACTAGATTTATCGGAAGAGCTAGTTGTTGAAGGTGATGATATCGTTGGGTACGTCAAAGAAAAGACGAAAGATGTTCAATTGTACGAAAGTACTTCGTATGCTGAAATCTTAAATCTTGAAACAATGACTGACGATTTTAAATACGTTAGGGATACACTTAAAGAAACCTCAGACAATGCGCGCAGGGTTTTGAGTGCTATATCGCTTGATTTGTTAGATTCAGACGACGACAAAAGGGCATCTTTAGTGATGTCCTTTGCTGAATTAAATAGATCGCTTGTGCAGGCTCAAGACTTATTCGTCAAATCTTATAAAGAAATGGCTAATGTACTATTAAGCATAGACAAGATCCAGAAAAATGCAGAAAAACAGCCACAGACTGTTAATAATAATTTGACGATTAACGCGTCAGAAGATATTAGCACGGTTGATTTAATTAAAAGACTTAGAGGTGAATAATGTCATTAACAGAACTCGATGAATACATCATTACAGAGGCAATCAAATACAACATCAGTAAAGGAAAACCACTCACTGAATGTATCTTTAGACGTGAGTCGGAAAAATTCGTCGAGTACTTTAAATTCTTAAAGGAAAATAAAGATCAATACGAATTTGACTCTACAGACATTGAATTACTCAATACTGATATCGGTGAAACTGCGTTGTATGAAGGCGAAAATGTTTTCCTAGATCTTCCCTTTGTAAATGAAGAAAAAGATGTTGAACTAAATAGTCCAAAACGCAATTCAGATCCAGATGGCAAAAAATATTATGTTTATGTCAAAAACGATAAGGGCAATATCATTAAAGTAACATTTGGCGATAAAAAAGGCGGCCTTACTGCTAAGATCAATGATCCAGCAGCACGTAAATCATTCGTTGCAAGACATAACTGCGATACTAAGACAGATAAAACAAAGCCCGGATATTGGTCTTGTAGATTACCTTATTACGCAAAACAATTAGGATTAGCAAATGGCGGAAAATATTTCTGGTAAATTACCGTATACATCTACGATTGTTGCTTCTGGCGAGCTGTGGGTTTGCGAACGTAGAGTTTTTAAAGATTTTAACGAAAGAGAACTATTTTGGCATAGGGATAAAGAGGACAGAGAAATCCGTCTTGTTGAAGGATCAATAGAACTCCAACTGGAAAATCGTATGCCAATAAAACTAAAGCCATATCAAGGATACTTGATACCTAAAATGTGTTATCACCGTGTGATTGCAGTGGCTGATTTTACAATTGACGTATATAAATATATAGATATAATACAAAGAGGAAAATAAAATGAAATACAGAGTAGAAGTTGAAACAATCGTTGACGGTGAAGTTTATCAAGCTGGTGACGTTGTTGAAAACCCATCCGTAGTTAAACCCGGAATGGTTGCTATGAAAGAAGAAGCTAAAGCAGCTCCTGCACCTAAGGCAAAAAAGAAGGCTAAGAAAGAGCCTGAAGTAGTTGAAGTAGTTGAAGCAGAAGAAGAAATTCTTGTTGAAGATTCTGCTGATGTTTCAGTTGCAGTAACTGCAGCTAATCCATTCGCTTAATTTAGAATAACAAAAAAAAGGGGCGTAAGCCCCTTTTTTTATACCTTACAAATTATGCAATATCAATAGGTGCAGGGTCTGACCACTTGGTCAATAATTGTTCATTCAAATAATCAATTTCTGCTTGAGCTTCTGAAAGGAATCTATCATAATTGATTCTAGCCCCACCAACTAAAGTTTGGTCAAACTTACCAGTCACTGTTCCCCATAACTCTTTAACTTTAGCTTTTGAATAAGCTTTAATCCATTCGTGATTAAATACTAAATCATTGTCATCGTTTGCTAAATACTCATATTGATAATGCAAAACAGCTGGTCCATTATAGTTTTCTAAAACCTGCAATTTCTTATTTAAATGATTAAAGTTAAATGCAATATCGTCAGCAAAATATTTGTCTAAAACAGCTTTTGTTGTACTGATCGCAATAATACTTGGAATAATGTCGCCAGTTAATGATCCGGTGAAGAACTGTTCTGACCATAAATTTGGAACGTATCCGCTACCGAAATTGGCACTAAAGTTCGTTAAGTTACTTGTACTACCTTTAGAAAGTTTGATAAGATTAGTCATGGTATCGGGCATGTCGTATTCGCCCATTCCGTTAATCTGAACTATGACGGATCCTTCTAATGTGCCGTAAGCATACTCTGTAAATTTCTGAACCGTATCATCAATGATCTCATCCATTTGCGTATCATTAACTTCTATATTAATAGACGGTGCACCTAATTGAGATTTAATGTAATTTCTAAGTCCAGCCTTTGTATTAATTCTTGCCATTTATAAAATCCTGTTTTATTTCTATTTATTAAATAATTTACTATACTATACTAACATTCTCATTGGAATCAGCTAAAGCGACATTAGTAGAAGGGAATTCTCTTCCTGCGCCCCAGATGATACGAACTCCTCCGCCGCCGCCTCCAATAGCTACAGCAGACACCGATGTTACGCCTGACGGAACAACAAATGAATACGTTCCAGGAGTAGTATATACAAATTCACCAGCATCAAATTCACCAGCATCAAATCGTTGGCCACGACGATACATAGCATTTGAAAGAATGTTTGCTGCAAAAGAAGTTAATAATGGCATAAGATATCCTTAGACTATTGCTGCATAGTCAGAAACTGCGCCAAGGACTGTAAACGTAGCATCAGCAGTTTTAATAACTGTGAATGTGTATGTTTGCAAAGAATTCGCAACACCGCTTGGAGCAGTACCGCCAGCCCAAAGAATCGTTTGTGCTGTGTCGTCAATCGTTAGACTGTTCAACGTATATGCAGTATCGCCATTCGTCACGATCATAGCAACGTATAGAGATTGACCAACCGTTAAATTAGTGTTCAAATCATTTGTAGATGCTGCAAAGTTTACATCAAAGTCGTCTGCTAATTCTGTCGTAAAATAAAACAATGACGAAACTTCAACGAGCATATCTGTTACACTAACTGTATCGAGTACAGTATCTAAAATTGAAATGCGTTCAGTTGGCGAGATGAGCAAAGGTTTAGTAAATGTACTAATGTAGTTGCCATTATCTGCTAATAATTTAGTACCTGTTCCGTCAGTAATTATTGTGTCTTCTAAAAATGTTTGGATTCCACTGATATCTTCCGCTAAACCATCAGTCGTTGTGCCGATGTTTGTCTCTAATGTCGTTAACGACTCATTTATAGAATCGTTAGAATCGCTAATCGACGTTTCTAAAGTTTCTAAAGAAGAATTAACTGCTGTTTCTAATGTAGTTAATGAACTAGAAAGATTTAGAATATCTGTGTCTACTGATTGTTGAAATGTTGTTAACTCTGCTTCAACAGAATTTGTCAATTCTGAAATGTCATTTTCTTGTTGAACTTTATTTTTATCAACAGTATTTTGAAGTCTACGAGTATTATTTCTCGTGAGAATAGCGTTTCCTAATTTAGTACTCATGATAACTCGCTTTTATTTTTAAATAACTTTATAAAAGGTCCTCCGAAGAAGACCTTTGAAAAGCTATCTAATTAGCCACCAATTACTTCAGCGAAACTGTTAGTTCCAGCGTTAGTAAATCTCAACTGAATGAATTCAGCAACATAAGTTGGTTTGATGTAGATGTCTACAACTAACTGGTTACGCGAGATAACATCAGCAGTGTTGTTAGATTCATCACAGATTACCAAGAAGTCCTGAATACCACGACCAGCCTTAACAGATGACAAGTATGGTTTAACCATAGATACGATTCTGTTACGTGTGAAGTTATCGTTGAATTCCATAACCTGATATTTAGCCATTTTGCTAAGTGCACGTTCCATAGTGTTAAATAGACCACGAACGTTAACACGATCAAAGCTAGATGGTTTATCAAGCAATGTTTTCTGACCCCACATTACAGTACCTTGACCTGGGAATGAACATACTGGGTTTAGACCATTTTTGTAAAGAATGTCTCTCTGACCCTGAGTTGGGTTAAAGGCAATCTTAGTTACATTTTTGATCTGACCACGTTCTAGACCAGCAGATGCCCACCAAGAAGCTCTGTTCATAGAAGTCTGTGCACGTAGACCAGCAATATCACCAGCAATGTTGACCCAACGGTACTTGTCGTTGTAACGATCGTACTGGTATTTGTAGTTACCTACTGCAACAACGAACATGTTATTGTAGTTAACTGCACCAGACTGACGCCATTCTACAAGATTAGCAACAGCAGTAGCTGATTTCTTACCTACAGTATCAGCGTAGTTAGCGCCGATGAATGCGATACAATCTCTACGAGTATCTACTAGTTCTTTAGCAGCAGCACCGCCATCTCTTTCGTTACCAATAACGATGTCGATGTCGAGTTCTTCTTTGTTAGAGAAGATGTCGTAAGCATCGATGATGTCATCATTCTGAATATCAGAATCCATAGCAAGAGATAGAGTAACAACCGAACCAGCTACACCGTTTACAGATGCACACATATCAGCAACAGAATCTGTATTTGCAGTGTTATCTTTAACAAAGATGTAATTAGACTGATTGTTAATTACGTTCTCGATGTAAGTAGACTTGTTGTTGTAATCTTTAGCAGTTTCATCAAAATCAACTGTGAAAGTTTCAACAATTTCACCATTGTAACGAACGACTACAGCAACCTCTGTTCCAGTAGGAGCATATTCGTATAGGCCGTCAAGTGAAATGCCAGCAAATGCTTCAGATGGTGTAGTTGCACCAAAGGCTGCAGGATTAGCAATTGCAACTTCAAGACCAGAAGCCCATGCGCCAGGCGAACGTGCGATGATTTTCAATTTAGCATCAGCGTTAGACATTGCGATTGAAGTTTCTTTCATGTCGAAATCGTCTTTATTTTCGATAACCATCATGTTAGCAACATAATCATTAACATCAATAGTAGCAGTGCTTGTAGCATCTAAAACTTCCGCAACACCGTTAGTGTCAGCAGTCCAAATGTTAATGTTAGTGCCAGCAGCAAGATCTGCTTCTAAACCACGATCTAATTCGATAGATGTATCAGCAACAACTGCAGTAATTCTGTATACAGCATCCTGAGCATCAAACGTTACGAAAGCACCAACTTCAAGTGCAGATGTATCAGCAACAGCAACAGTAGTGTCATTAGCAAGTGCTTCAGCAGCAGCTACTTCGTCAGCAAAAGTTGATGTACCACCCACGTTAGCAGCACGAGAAACTAAAAGCTTATTGCCGTACTGTAGGAAGTTGTATGCCTGATAAAAATCGTTGTAGTTAGTATTTGTTGGTTTACCATAGAATGAAATTAGATCATCTACAGATGAGATTAAAGTGTATTGACCAACTGGACCTTTTACGAACTTACCGCCGAACACTGCGATAGAGTTAGAAACTGTAGGTACGATAGTGCTCGCATCTACTTCTGTCACAAATACACCTGGGCTTAACATTTCAGCCATTTTT